TACGACCGATTGTAAAGCGGGCAAACGATTGAATGGGTTAGTCAACGCCATTATCGAATCAAGATACACGCCGCCCGCTAGATTAGGGTTGATTTGATTAGCAAGTTTGGCGTTATTTTCAGCCAGAGCTATACGTGCAAGGGATTCCGCAGTAATCAGCATTCCTTGGGGGGTATTCGGTGTGACTATTAAATCTGCACCAAAAATAGCGCGGTATTCATTTTGAACTTGTTCTAATATAAATGCGGCATCAACGACAATTACGCCCGTCTCATTAATGTAGTTATAAACTGGCACGTAAATCTCCTATACCGTCTGTTGTTCGGATGGTCGCGGTGTACATAAACACATTACTTTCGCGCGTTGTTACTAAAGATAATACCTCAATAACGCCGTTAACCGCTAGCCACGCTGTGCGCAATGCCGCGTTAAAAGGCTCAACTAACGGTACTCCGATAAACAATGTAGTGAAATACGGGATACCTAGGTCTGTATTGAAAACTAACTCGCCTAACCTTGTTTTAGCTGCTTGGGCGCAGTTTTCTAATATCGCTTGCAATGAGTTACTTAAATTAATATTTCCTAAATCATCTAAATAAATGTCGTTATACGCCACACCAAACTGGTTCCCGTTTACATTTGCAGATATAGTTAAAGACGGCATAGTTATCCTTAAGTCGGTGGCGTATAAGGAACGCCTTGAGCCACAGTTCCCGAAACGTTCAACGTGCCGTTAATCCAAATTAAACTGGCAGGAGTTCCGGCATTAATATTTATATTGGGGGCTGTCAATGTAATCGTATCTGAACTTATCGAGATAGTCACAGTTCCGGTATCGTTTTGCAATACTGCGTTATCGGCGTCTGTACCCGCAATCGTATCTAAACCATTCATTGCGTCGGGGAAAAATACGCCATCTGAAAATTGCTTGATACGCGCCGTGTTGGGAGCCGTTTGTTTATAACTCTGTAAGAAGTTACTTATGTCTCGGTCATTAGCCATAACCCAGCCCATACTTCCAGCTTTAAGCGGGAAACTCAACCTCAAACCCCCACCCCCAAACACGAATACGGGGATACTGGCAAGTTCGGGCCGGTTATATTGTGACCCGTCTGTACCTACGATATCAATAAGCAGCTGTACTTGCACACGATTACTGTCTCGGTCATATGAAATTACGGTAGCGGGCAGCATCCCGTTAACGTTCTGCATCGACTTTGTGAAATATGTATTCAGCAGCCCGGCCAGCGTGTCATTATTTGCGGGGTCTAATGATGGGTTATTATTTGCCATTAGATGATACCCTCGCAGCTTCGGCAGTGTAATAAAATGGAACGTCGCGACTAGCCACATCAAAACCTAGTTTATAAATAACATAGTCTCCGTTCGCCGCAGGGTATTGTTCGCTTATGATACGCAACCCCGAGCCTAGGCGTGTTTGATTGTCTAACAGCATCTTAACTTTAATACCCTGTTCTGTAAATTCCGGGATACCAATCATGCCCGTTCGTGCCGATAATATACGCACGATACCTGTCAACGGCACCATGGAATTTTTAACAATTAATTGGTTATCGTCTATGAATGCGTTTACGCCGCCCATGCCATTCAATAGCTCCACTTGGTTCAACGCTCCCCCGCCGTAACTATAATTCCCGACGTTTTGGTTAGTTGCCTGGAAATTTAAAATAGTATCGGTATCCTGGGAAACTCCACGACATATTGTTTCAAGAGGCGTGAGCGCGCCATAGTTTCGTGTGATTATATTACCCTTCAAAAAATTACCTGTCAGACAATTGAGGGTCACAGATACATCCGGCGGTTGAGAAACAACAGCTTTTGTTACATTTCCACGGTAAATAACAGTTGTTCCTGTAGATACTCGCCCCGCTTCAACAATCACAAGTTTCGGTGTGCGGTTAAGCACATATGGGGAGGTTTCTGTGAGTATGAAATCTTGCGTAGGTTTATCTAGGTTAGATAAAATTACCGTGCATTCGTTCTGCAACGCGTTCGCATATTTCGTACCTGTAGCCCGCAAGTTCATCGGGGACGAATATGTTTTCAGACGGCCGTTAACTCCGATGCTAATTTTAATTATCCGGGGGTCAAGTTCCTGAGGCACGAAGTACCTCCAGTTCTGCGGGGGATGCGTATACTAAAATCAAATCGGTATCGAATCTGCGCCAATCCGGGTACTCATCTTGTGAGTCATTCGTGCTTACGAACACAAAGTTTCCTACGTTAACCTCTAAATATGCATACGGGAGTATCGGGAACCCATTGACTGCACGTTGCCCGGTAATCAACGGCGTATTATTTACGTTTATAGTCACGCTAATAATATCCCCGCAGTCATGTATGGCGATATCAAAAGTATTGTCTTCCAGTTGTACTGAAAGGGATTGGTTAGGTATGGCTTGTAATGGGATTATTTGCATACCTACCTCTTCGTCTTTAATAAATAATTTCGGGTTTGTGCCAAGGCAGAAGGTCTATCGGTAGTAAGTGGGGTAGTATTCTGCGCGCCACGGTCAACGGTATTAGTGTTCTTCGGACTGCGAGGTAAAGTAGTATACTGAGCCGTTACCATTTGCACTTGTTTTAAACTTAGTGCAAGCGTAATCGTATCAAAAATCGTGGGGTCTTCTTCGTGCGGCATATCTTGTATTAATTGGTTTATATACACGCCAGAACGAGTCTGCACGATTAACAGTGTCCCCTCCGCGTATAGCTGACGTATTTCATCGTATGTTTGGCGGTATGTATCAGGTGTCAAAATCATCGATAGCTGTATTTCAATGGGCAGCACTATACGGTGGTCGGTAACTACTGCACCATTTTCGATGGGGTGCTCCATTAATTTAGAAGATTCTTTTATCACAGCTTTTATCGGCCGTGCGTCTCTGAACAACTGAACGTATTCTTGTGAAAACACCGCCACGTTATCAATATTAAATGAGGGGATAAATGACGCGGCGATATTGAAAATTTCATTTCTAGTGAATGCCATTATTTATGCACTCCGTTGTCTATCTGGCTGAGGGCTTGACCTATTTGCACGCCTAGCTCTTTAGATATTTCGGCTGCGTCTCTAGCCTGAGTATTAATAACTATCTCACCTATAGTCACAGATGTGGGCCGGGCTGAGGCGCTGGAAGATTTTCCATCGTAACCCTCGCCGCCTAAAAATCTAGGTAGATGGAAATACCGCCCTATGTCGGGTTCTACGTACCCCGGTGTTCCCGGAGCACCAGCGGACACTGTTTTACTATCTTTAATAATTCCGCCGATAAATGAATCATCTCCGCGCTTCATGGCTTGATAATCTTCGTACGCAAGGGATATAGCCGTGATAGCTGTTGCCGCTGCAACCAAAGCGGGGTTTGCGGCTAAAAAAGACGCCCCCATAATCGCTACGGCGGAACCGATGCCAATCAACGCCCCCGTGATTAGATCTTTATGCAGCACAATATATTTGAACGCTTCGGTGAGTAACGGTAACCCGGGCAGTGTAAATTCACGTTGAATACTCTGAAATACGCGACCCAGTGAATCTAACGCTAAATCAAACTTACGAGTGTTTTCCGCTTGTTCTTTAGTCACAACACCCAATTCTCGTTGCTGACGAATCGTAGCTTCTACTTCTCGTCGTCCCTGCTGTAGCAACAGTATCGTAGACTGGTCTAACCCTAACGATTTACCGTAGTTTTGTGCTTGTGTGAAATTTAATTTGCTGAACGCATCCGCAAGTTTCGGCAACGCTTGAAGTGCGGTAGCGTTTGTACTTCCAAAATGTTTTGATAGTGATTCAATCGAGCTTTGAAACCCTGAGGCGCTTCCGCCCATGCGAGTTACTGCCGCGCCCCATGCGTCTAATGTTGAAACATCTACATTTAACTCACGGGCAGCTTGGCCTACCTCTCTAATACCTGCAACTGTTCCTTTAGCTCCGCTAAGTATTGCACCGAAAGATGCAAACCCAGCAAATAGACCAACCGCCGATTTTAAAACATGGTCGAATGAAAGAGCGGCATTATCCCCGGCTCTGCCAAGATTCTCAAATTCGGATTCAAGACCCTTAACCTGTGCTTTGGTATCCGCTAAACCTTTCTTAAGTTCTTCGGTTTCCAATTTCACGAGGATGTATAACGACTCCAATACGCTCATATTTTTTGTTGTTCCATTGCTAAAAATTCATTATATTTTTTAACTGCAATAATTTCCCAAAGCACATAAGCGTCTTCAATCGTATAAATCGTCTTCAACTCTCTAAGGGTTGCAAGTCCTTCGCTGATGATAGTTGCGAGAATAGATGGAACGTTTTTGCAATTAATTCCGGCAGACTGTTCGATGTTATCCCATTTAGGGAACTTGACAACCTGCCATCTCGCAAAAAACTTGTATTGTATTCAACGGTCATCTTAAACAGTAAGGCGGTCGCTTCCCAGTCCGGTACGTGATTATTAATCAATTCCGGTGAGGATAGACTTAAAGGAGCGCCTGAAGGCATAGGCACGAATACATATCTCATGACTTCAGCGAAGCACTCTTTGTAAATTCCGAAGTCGCCCACTTTAGGTAACATCGAGGGAGGTAATCGACTCATTAACATGACGCCTTCCCACGATGGGAATTTACTTAAAATAAACGATTTCCCGCCGACTTCTACTGTTTTTGATTCTAACATCATTAAGCGCCCACTCTTGACTCGAACGTGAAACTGTACGTTTTTGTTTTCAAACGCCCGCTGCTCTGGGCTCCGCTGAACGGGAACCCATCAGTAATAATGCCATTTACCAATTGCACGAAACTTCCACCCGGGTACTCAATGTTCAACGTGATTACATCACGGGAACCGATTTTCCCCCGGCCAGGTCGATTAACCTCAAATAGGATACCTAGGTTCCGGTCATTCGCGCTACCGGGGATTACGCTAATCGTGAATTTAATCGGATTAGCTTTAGACCATGTAATCAAATCGCCATTGATACCCATCGCCGAATCCGCGATTTGAAGTACGGGCACATCAATGGCGTCGGTATCATCCGAAAATTCGGTGATAATTAAACCCTGCGGAAAGGTATTAGACGCAAGCAACGTCGCTTTGACACCAAACGCTGAAATATTATTCATGTTACGCCCCTTAAATTAGTATGTCTCGGCCGACAACTTTACGAATCACATCGTCTTTACTATACACTAAAGTAAATGCGGCAGAGTAATTCACAGCTGGACTAACCGGTGGAACAATTTCGCAATCAATCCAATACCCTGAGTTCTGAACCTGGAACCATGCGTCTGGGTCGTTTGTTACAGAAGATATAAATTGTTTCTGCGCAGTCGTTAATATTTTATTCACGCTGATTGAACCGTTCAATAACGCCGTGTTAATCGGGTCTTGAATGCTTGTTAGTATCAAACTACGACCTGTTGAATTTGCAGGTACTTGGGATGAACCTATAAATAGATTCATAATCTGTACTGTAATCGCATCTTTCAGCCACATCTCATTTGTATAAGACGTCATATCACGAGGGCTTGTAGCGCCGCCCATCAATACGCCAGTTTGATAAAAATTGATTACTTGTCCGGCTTCTTGTGTGCTGCCATAGTAATTCACTCGGGCATTGTCATATGTGTCTGCATCAACTGTATTCAGAACTAGCGGAAACAAACCCTGAAACGGCCCTTGGAACATATAGTTTTGAGCGGAGTTGGCTAATGAATAGTCAGTAGCCGCTAAAACCATGGTAGGCACTTGTTCCGGGAATTGACTAAAAGTGAAAGTTAATATCTGGGAACCGGAAGCAGTCGCAGCATTAGACATAGTTACGATGTTAGTCGGTGAGGCACCGATAGACACGATTACTGTGCCAGCGGGAACCCCTGTACCGCTAACCGGCATCCCTGGGGATAAGTCTTCAACAATTCCGAGCCCTGTAATCTGAGTTGAACCCGATGCCAGAACGCCTGTTAAATTAAATGATACGCCTGATAACGTAACCGCTGTTCCCGCATATGTGCCTAACCCGCCCGAATCCGCAGACCATGCTGCATAATTGCTTGCAGTTACAGGCACACAAAACATATACGAATTGTTTTTCGTAACATTCCAAGCGGCGGCCAGCACCGCGTCCGCGAGTGATAAATTCAAATTATTTAAAAACAAGAATGAACCGAAATTATTAGACACGTTAGCCGAAGCTTCTAGTGCTTGTGTAACCGTTTCAGCCGCACTGCCTTGAGATGTAATCGCACCAGTTGTATACGTTCCGGCAACAGTATAAACCGCAGCTGGCAACCAACCCAAGTACGTCAGACCTGTTAAATCCGTGCCTGTAGCGCCCGCTTGAATCGATAGCGAACCCGCGCCTACTACGCCGCCAGTGAATACGAAACTTGTACCAACAGCGGTTACTGTAGCGCTAGCAAATCCTGCGTTAGCTGTAGTGAAAAACTCAAGGGCCGTAGTAGCTGCAATAAATGTAAGACTCTGAGAACCTGACGACGTTGCATCTGCGGACAATGTAATACTTGTCGGGCTTACGATGGTCGCAATCGTGGTTGCGGCTGCAATACCTGTGCCGGTAACTTTCATCCCCACGACTAAACTGCTGGTATCACTCAACCCTGTAACCGTTTCATCCCCGCTAGTTAATACGCCAGTCTGGTTGATACCAACAGCGGGGTTACTTAGAACAATATTAGTACCGTCAGTAATTGTGGCAATAGTTGTTGCGGCTGGGATTCCAACGCCGGATACATTCATGCCCACTGTGAGCGTCGAAGTGTCAGCTAAACCACTAACGTTAGCGGAACCGGCAGTCAATGAGCCTGTTTCATTGACACTATACTCAGCACGGATAGCGGTTTGAATAATCGCGGCGATTGCGGCGTAACTCATAGCGCCTGTGAAATCTAAATCGGTAAACACACCGACTAAACTGCCCAGCGTGATGCCTAGTGAACCGTTAGTAATACCGGCCCATGTAGCTACAGGAACTGGGATAGTAGTTGATGCGCTTTGAACGCTAGGCGCAACAGCTGAAACTGTCCATCGTGCAAATTGAATTGTTTGCGGAACCGTAATATTCTTACTAATAAACGAGAAATAAAATAGCGCTCTCAAATACTCTTCTGACGATGTGCCGAAGTACGTGCCTACACTCGCTGCGTCGCTAAATGATACAAATGTTTTAGGTGGCAATAAAAAACTATTAGTGAATATTCGCGCTACTAAAGAACGCTGAGGAATTGTACTCGCGCCCCCCACTCCTGAGGTAATATCGACATATCGCGTAACCGGGATGCTCATTTATTATACTCCATAGATATTTTGTAATACTGGGGGCGTAACTTTCGGCGTGGTCGTGACTCTAGTATTTAAATACGTTAGAGTAAAACTAAACGACGGTGACGCCTCAAAATTATCGCGGTCATCTACAAAATAGGGGTTTGTAACGTCCGTAATTCGTAATATCCCCACACCTGATTTATTTAGTATATCTCGTGTCGAATCGCTTTGCATTATACTTGCAACTTCATTTACTAAATCTGATGCCGTAGGGATGGTTAAGTCTGTCGGGTTTTGTAATACCAGGGCTGAAACTTGAAACGCTGTTTCATAATATTGTGATTCTGTATGCACGAATTCTAATGCGTTTTCGTCCCACACGTCTTTTCGACCCAAGAACCCATAACGCTTATTATAAACTTTGGAAAAATAAACCATTGGAGCCGTGGGTATCCCCTGAGCTGTAGGCTGATTTGATTGTTTAACCACGGTTGTTGTAAAACCATCAGCTATTAAACCCGCTTGCATAATCGGAAGAAACAATTGTATCAGGCTGTTGTCCGTGTGATTAGCCATTATCGGCCCCTAAATTCACGCATAAAACGCCTTTCCAACCGTCTTGCGCAAACCAATCATTGCCCGATTGAACCTGATACCGTTTTCCGTTATATGCTATTTGGTCACCGGATACGTCTCGCGTTATATCTAATAAATTATTAGATGTGTAAAACGTTGAATAATCTTTCTGTAAATCTAATCCGTATGTTTGATACAAATTTCGTGGCACCGGCTGGAAACTTCCGGCCATTGAAACGGCTGCGGCGTATACCGTTACGTCTTGCCCTACCGCATTCGTAGACCGAGATACATATTGGTAATAATTCACCACTTGTTTCGAAATCAAACTAAAAGCCATGTTTAAAATATTTGCGCCTGGAATCATTCGCCACCCCCAATCTCATACGAAACGGTGGCTTGCATATGGCCTGTATCAATCAAAGGTTTTGTAATCGACCGGGCTTGAGTTTTATTTACCCGACTTCGTGTTGCATTACGTCTAGCTAACCGTTCGTCTACTGTCCGTTTAGATAAAGCGGGTTCATATACGCGGGAGATAGAATACTGTATATCGCCTACGATCTGTTCACCTATATTCTCTAAGACTTGAGTTACTGTAGACTGACCCGCTAACACCGATTTAAATCCTCGACGCCCCGTAGCTTGCCATTTCTGACTATCGGCAGCTATAGCTGGGCGGATAAACGGACGGGCGGGTATATTTTTGTTGGGATTCCCGTATTCATTTTGCGCGGCGACTGAGGCCACAGGGGTATTTTTTTCATCATCGTAACGCGCGCTAGGAAACCAACCCACTCGCAGCTCCCCGGAGTTTAAATTACCGATTGTATCGGTAGTGCCATGCCGGATAGTCACACTGCTCACCACCAGCCCCCGACGTTTGACCCTCGGAAAGCCCCGCGTACATTGGAACCCCCGACATAATGGCCGCCAACGGTTTTTATTTGAAGCAGTGCCAACAACATCATGCCGAACGGGCTTGTGCCTAGCCACCATTGGAATTGGTCGGGGTTAGGGGGCGGAACAACTGAAACGCTTACTTTATCAATGGTGGCTGATTGCATCTGATACGGTATCGTACCTGGAGTGCCTCCAGAACCTGTACCCGCTCCATTTCCCGTATTTGTTAAATTCGTAAGAAATATAATATGCGACATCATCAGCTGAATAGCATATTCACGTGAGCCGTCGCACAAATCACCCCAATTAACCGGCGAGATGTAATTTAAAGCTACGTCCCAATAAATTTGTAATAGTGCCTCAGGATAATCCGTAGGATTAGAATATAAAACAAACTGTGGGTTTGCTATGTACTTATCATAATCAAACAGAATTATCATAGGGGTCATAGTGATGGCTTCGCCCGTTTTTTATAAATCGTAGATTCTTCGGTGCTATGTTCGCTTTTTTCAAAATCTTTAGGTGTAAGAGGAGAGCTACCATCTTTAGGATTCATCGTCTCCGCTTTTTTAGATGGTTCTACCTTCTTATCATCGACCACTAGGTATCCATCAGATACTTGTTGGCGAAAAGCGGGCATCGCATCTAACAATTTTAACTCATCATCTGTTATTTTAGTCACGACGCCTTGGGGAGTATCTAATCCCTTGGAGTTTTTCATCCCGTGGCCGCCGTTGATAAGAATGCGCTGAACGATATGCAGCATTGCTTTAGGGTCGGGATTAGGCGCGTAAACCGGGAAGATATTATCACACGTCATTGTCGAATAAATGTAGGGCATTTTTTAATCTCTTTTGTAACGATATTTACTATAGTATACCAGCCAGGAATAAAACAACACCCCCCGGCTGGTAGCCTTTCTCTACTTTAGATACCAGACCATCGTGTACAAGCAAAAGGTCTTTTAACCATAACACCCGCAGTAGCGTTCGAAAAGTCCTCAATGTATGCTTTAGATTTCTGCTCTACGCCCAAAACTTGGAATTTCGCAGGAACCATTTGAATGAAGGTTTGACCGCCGTCAGTACTGGAGTCATTCACTCTATCCGCAAACAAATAGAAAACGTTCGCACTGCCGTTGGCCGCATTCAACTGTGGAGCTGAAACGATACGGATGTTTCTATATGTGCTTGTTAACCATTCACGTACAGAATTACCGAAGTCAGACACAACACTTAAGAAGTCTACGGAGTTCGTAGCAATCGCTAATGTCAAATCCATTGTTTCAGGGTCAATCGTATCTTGTGATTGTGTTCTTAATGTAGCGATAGCCACACGTAAGTCTTTACAAATCTCAAGGTACGTTTTGTTAGACCACAAAGTAGAGGTACCTGCGGCGTTTGTGGCTACCGTTGTGTACGCCAATAAATTGGGGTCGTTCAAGAAACCGTATGTATTATTACTACCCGCATTGAATCCTAAAAATGCTACAGTATTACGCACGATTTCAAGAGAATCAGCCGCCGCTTCACGCTTCGTGCCTGAATCATCAACACGCATTCTAGCAGCACGTGCAGATTCAAGACGGCCAACTTTCATACCTTCCTCGAAACGAACGACGGTACGGTAGTTCCAGTTAACGTTCCAAGAACTCAAAGGTACGTTGGTATAATCGCCGTACACTTGAGTTGTACCGGTACGCTCTAAAATACCTTGCACAACTTGCTCGTCTTCCCAGTAACCAGTTGTATTAATACCTACGATATCATCTGCTTTTCGTGCAGCTGTAATCGTATTAACCAAACCGGGCAACCAGTTTTGCAAGAACTGAACAGGTGTTCCAACGCTTGCAGTAGTAATCAAAGGCTGTAAAGCATCCATCGCCATTGATTGCATTTTAAGCATAGATTGATGACCATTAAACATACGGTCAACTACGTGTCTATTTAAATTAATACCCAAAGCGTGCAAACTTTCGTATTGCTTATGGTCGAAACCGACCATAGCTTTACCCTTACCCGCAGGTATAAACGACCTACTATCCGTTGCTCTCATGTTTTAGTCCTTATTAAGCTGGTTGTGGGATTACTAACGCAGGTGTCATAGTAATAACGGCGGGGCCCGCAGCGGTTACCGTAAAGTAGTCAACAACGGCATTTGCAAATGACGTTCCGGCTGCTAATGGTGCGCCCGGTGCAATAGTAGATAACGCGCCCGATGTGTTGTTAAACACAACTAAATCGCCGATAGCCGCTGCTGCTGGTAAAGTCACGTAGAAGCTGCCCATAGTCGCGCATTCAACAATAGTGTTGTTTGGTACGGTAAGAGTAGGATTCAACGGAATTCCGCCAACGCCAAACAATGCAACCGCTTTCGGGTCAACTAAAATCCCTGCGAACGGAAGAGCCCCGCCAACGTTACCCGCTGCACAAAAACCCTGAGAGGTTACTGAGCACGCAGTCGCGCCAATGATGTTTAAAGCCGCAGATGAGGAAACGATAGTAAACGTTTCGGCACGCAATGGGCCTTCAAATGATAACTCTCCAGGTACACCAACCGCTTGATTGATAAAAACAGTACTTTGAAAACCCATGATTATTTAACTCCTGCAAGGTATGCATCTACGCAACTAGATACAATAGGTTTAGAGTCTTGACCAACGGCCGCAGTACTACGACGAGCACCGAACAAAAAACCTTCGATTGCTGCGTGTTCATGGCCTTTTTTGCAAGGTACTTTCAAGCGGTCAACAGCATAACGCGCTACTTCATTTAATGTTTTCTCTTTGTGGTCGAAAACACCGGTGTGAGGAAGCAATCGTTTAACTAAAGAATCACGTTGAGAAATTTCACGGATTACAGTTTTCATAGAATCCATGGATTTTTTATCTTCATCTTCTTTTTCTTCTTCGATTTCGATCTCAACTTCAACTTCTTTATCTTCGTCCTCGTCTTCATCTTCAACGATTTCTTCAGATACCACCGGACGCATGGCGCGCATTTCTTCGCGCATTTCTTTAATCATTCTAAAGCATTCTTCAAGCGTCATCTCTTCGTCGATGCCTTCAACAATTTCTTCTTCCATCGTTAACCCCTTCGTGTCAAACGTGATTTTAAAATGGTCAAGAACCGCAACCTCTGGTCCTGACCTGCCTTCATCGACTAATGCCACGTGATTACCGCGTATTTGTCTTTGAATTGCGTCATAACTCACCCCATTGTATACCCCACTTACAATATCATACAAGCAACGGTATCCAATGCTGAGCTCTCGTTTACCCGAGTCAATTAAATCGGCTAACTTATTTGAAAATACTTTTAAATTTGCTTTTAAGTACCCATCCTCGAAATACACATCTTCGCCGATTACCCCGTGAACGCCCTTGCGTTCAGCGGCCATTAGGCCGTCACCGTCACCGAGCATCTCGTGTTCATCCGTCCACGGAATTAATTTAAATGATTCGATGGTTTCAGGGTCTGCGAGTTCTTCTTCGGGTCGATAAACATTGTAAATTCGGTCGGGTTCTAAGTCATCTGATATCTGGGCTCCGCTGTACGGAAATACGCCCACTTTAGAAATGTTATTTCCTTTAATTTCTGCCCAACCGTTAATATCGTATTCCCGAGCGGTTCCAGCTTCATCTTTTCCGGCTTTTGAGTAGGCAATAGCCGCTGCTTGCGACGGTTTATGCCCGGCTCTTTCTAATTCAGCAATATTTTCACCGATTATTTTTTCAGAACTGCCTTTTTTTAATGGCATAATCACACTTCCTCATCGTCTGTTTCGAATACAATTATAGGTCGCATCGTGCATTTGCAGTTTATCGGCTCCCCCGGCATACCTCGGTCATTTAGGGGTACGCCTAATGCCGCTTGTTCTGCTACGACATTCTCAAAGCTAAACGTTTTGCCATCTATCTCTATATGGGACTCACGGGGGTGTAGCCCTCCCCCTGAATGAACCCATCTAAATTCTTTAATGCCATTTTTCAGTAGTTTCTGACGGCTTATAGTATTGTACGCTTTCCGTGTCTGGTCGAGTGCAATATTTTTTGCGCGTCTGTAGGTTTGGCCTTCATACTTCTGTAGCTCTGGGACTAAATCCGCAAGGCCCCGACCAGTTGTAATCGAACGCATAACCGAACCCGTCACATCTTTCATATACTGTTCAGGTATGGATTTAATTAACGATACATTTTCAGCAATTAACGCTGTTGCAACTTCTTCTTGTCCCGCGCTAACCACACTTGTATTAAGCGATAGGCCACCCGTTAATTCTTGAAGCGACTTATGCACGGCGGTTGAGCTGGTTTTACTCGCTCCCGCAACCATAGTTTCAGCTAGTCTGCTCGATTGGACGCTAAATAGATTCTCAAACGTTCGCGATAAAGAATTAAGTAGAATTCTAGCTTTAGACGCGAGCGACGCATCCATAGCAGTAAGTTTCTCCTG